ATTTGATACAACAAACTTACAAAAATATAAAGTTTATTTTAATGATAAGTTGGGTGCGTATGATATAACTGAAAAAGTAACGAAAGTAAATTATATTGATATTGCAAATAAAGTCCATATATTAGAAGAAAATCCTAGTGCAGATGTTTTAGTAGTAGTAAACAGAAAAAACAAAACTTTAAGTTGTAGGCCAAACACAGGTTTTAAAGAAAAAGTAGAAAAAAATCCGGATGATTATCCAATGACTGCTGTAATAATCTATCTCATACAAAAAAATAATCCTAATGTAATTCTAGACACTGTTTCTTTTAACTTAATAAATTTACTAAATGATAGTTGTGCAAATATAGATATTTCTACTATACATTGTGACTTTATGGTTACAAAAGTATTTGATAGTTATGGTGTTGTATATGAATAAACTAGCTATAGCTGACACTGATATAGTCTATCTTAGTTTTGACGAACCAAATGCAGAAGAAAATTATTCTGATTTATTAAGTAAATTTCCTTGGGCAAAACGTGTACATGGTGTAGAAGGATCAGATGCGGCACACAAAGCCTGTGCAGACATAGTAGAAACAAATAATTTTGTAACAGTTGATGGAGATAACAAAGTTAGTCCAAGATTTTTTGATCAAATAGTTGACTTTGACAAACTAAACATAGACAAAAGTTATGTAGTAAGTTGGTGCGGAAAAATACATGTCAATGGATTAATGTACGGAAATGGTGGACTTAAATTATGGAATAAAGATTTTGTTTATAATATGAGAACACATGAGGCTAGTGAAGGAGATGAAAAATACTCTGTTGAATTTTGTTTTGATCCTAAATATTTTCAACTTAATGAAAATTTTTCTGTCAGTTATACAAATGCTACGCCATGGCAAGCCTGGAGAGCTGGATTTAGAGAAGGTGTAAAGATGTGTCTTGATTCCGGTGTTAAAGTATCTAATATCAAAGAAATATGGTGGCAAAATTATCATAGACTTTTAGTATGGTGTAATATTGGACATCATACTACAAATGGCATTTACAGTATATTAGGTGCTAGGGCAGGACTTTACAAAACAATGTGTGATAAATGGAACTATGAACTAGTAAGAGATTTTAGATATCTAAACAAGTTGTTTGATGATGAATACAATTTAACAATATCAAAAGCATATGAAATGTCTGTAGATTTAGGAAGCAAAATATACAACGAACTTGATATACCAGTAAGTCCTGAGCCGTTGTCAGAATTGCAAAGTAAATTTTTTAAAGAAGTATATATTAATACTAAGAGAGTTTTATAGAAATGAATGAAGATCAAGAGTTTAATAATTTAGTTGAAAAAAAATTAAACAGTGTTAGCTGTAGTTTCTGTTTAGCAAAATGGAAACAAGTTACTCTTCATTTAGGTACAGGACATACACATAGTTGTCATCACCCACGAACACATAAGATTCCATTAGAAGAAATTAAAGAAAATCCTAGTGCATTGCACAACACTAACTACAAAAAAATACAAAGAAAAATGATGCTTGAAGGAACACGGCCGCCAGAATGTAATTATTGTTGGAATGTAGAAGATGCAATTAAGGCAGAAGGCAATGATGTTATCAAAAGTGATAGAATTTACAAAAGTGGTGACAGTTGGGCTAGAAAGTACTTTTATGAAATTGCAGAAAGCGACTGGAAAGATGATGTAAATCCTAGTTATCTTGAAGTAAGTTTTAGTAATGTGTGTAACTTTAAATGTGGTTATTGCAATCCTGAAAACAGTAGTAAGTGGATGGAAGAAATAAAGCAGTTTGGTGCTTATCCTACTAGAGATAACTTTAATGATTTAGAATGGACAAAAAGCCAAGACAAGATGCCTATACCTGAAAATCAAGATAATCCTTATGTAGAAGCATTTTGGAAATGGTGGCCTGATCTATATAAAGACCTACATACATTTAGGATAACAGGTGGAGAACCTTTACTAAACAAAAATACCTTTAGAGTTTTAGATTGGTTAATTGAAAATCCTCAACCTAAATTAGATCTAGCAGTAAACAGCAATTTATGTGTACCCAAAGAATTACTAGATAAGTTTTTGGAAAAGGTTAATATATTAATAAGTAGTGGGCATTGCCGGTCATTCAAATTATATACAAGTAATGAAGCATATGGCAATAAAGCAGAATACATAAGATTTGGATTAAATTATAATGATTGGTTAGAAAACTGTGAAAGGTTTTTACAAATTCCCGGTCGTACTAAACTAGTATGTATGGCAGCATATAATTTCTTAAGCATATCAAGTTTCAAAAATTTACTTGAAGATATTAAATTTCTCAAAGACAAATATACTAGCGAAGAAACTAAAGAAAGGGTAGCAATAGATATTCCATACTTAAATAATCCAAAATTTTTAAGTATAAATTTGGTTACACCTGAATTTAAACCTTATATTGAAGATTCTATACAATACGCAAAAAATAATAATTTTGCAAAATGGGAAGTAGATAAATTAGAAAGAATTCTAATGTTGGCAAATAATGCTGTAACAGATGATTTATTGAATGTCGACTTCAAAAAATACATTATGGAACACGACCGTAGAAGGAATACAAACTTTTTAGAAACGTTTCCCGAGTATAAAGACTTTTATGAAAGTATATCAGCGTAATTTTTTCATTGTGTAGGGTAACTCAATAATAGCTTTAGCATTATGAAGTAGTACAAACTTCATTTGTATTAGCATTTTGTCTAATTCGCTTTTTGGCATTCTACATATTCTATTCACTTCAGCACCAATCATTTCTAATCTTTTTTCATGGTTTGTTTCATTGTCATAACTTTCATCTAGCCATTTGGAAAAAGTTTTAAATCCTAAATCTTTCATAAGTTGTAAACTTCCGGGAGGTCCTGCAATAATAAACGGCCTCATAGCTGCGGCTGCTTTTAAAGTTTTTTCACTGACATATGGCATCATAGAATAATACCTTGTTTCGGTTGCAACATTTAAGAAACTATTTTGTATTAGGTATATACTGCTGAACTGCTCTGAGGCACTAATATCAATTTCTTCTTTTAATTTATCATCATATAATCCTGCAGGACGAAAGTCTATATAATACTCATTTGCTAATAACATTTTGTTGTTGCTCAGCATTTTTTCCTGCATTGGCTGTGAAAATTTACTAAACTTTAAACTAGGATTAGCAATTAAGTTTTGTTCATTTATTCTGTAAGGCATACTTAATGCAAGATTAGGACAGTTGGCAATCAAAGTCGCCATAATATATCTATGCCAATCAAATCTTCTATTTAAACAGATAGCATGATTTTTGAATGAATTGTCATAGAGACTAATTACTTTACACATAATGTTTTCTGTTTTCTTTTTGCCAACTGGTTCGAACAGTCTTCTATATGCTTCATAAGTTTCATAATTTCCTACTAGTAAGAATTTATTACCGCTTGCAACTAATAATGGATGATGAATGTGCAAGTTTATTGCTCTATCAGTCTTATGACCTTCATTTTGTAAGGCTGTATATAAACTCTTTAAATTATTTGTAATTCTTTCTACTTCCGGCTCATGTGCCTCATATTCTGTTGGAATAATGTCTACAAACGGAACAGCAGTGTTTCTACCCATACTAGATAATGGTATAGCACTTTCATCTACTAATCTTATACCTAAATAATTTTGTTCGGCCAAAAACCAATCGTAGTACTTGATAGGAAACCCATATTTTTCTTCTAATTGAGTGCAATTACGTTCTCCGGAAAAAACTTCAAAATTCTTTATACCTGCTTTGTTTACTAGATATTTGACAATTTCTAATTCCATAGCTCCAGTATTTTTAGGATCTGCTTCTAACAAGTAAGTATCAAATGTTCTACCCGGATGAAAATGGTTGTTGTGTACTATTCTAAACACATCTTCTACAAAAAAATAAACCTTTGCTTTATTTGTAAGTTTTGCAAGTCGTCTAAGTATTATATTACAGTCTTCAAAATATACCCATCCTGATATCAATACAACATAATCATTTTTTCCAAAATTAAAGGACTTTTGTGCCATTTCAAAGTATGCAGGCGTAGATAATTTCTTATGCCTGCCTTTATGAGACATTAATGCAGTACCTTGATTATATAAAGTAATAGAAGGATGCTTTATAGGTTGCAACTGTTCGGTGTGTAAATCCTTAAGATATTTTTTTTTCATTTTATTTCCATTTGTTCTTTTATGTAATTTGCAAACTCTATATGGCCCGCAGCACTAGGATGTCCGCAAGGAAGAAAAAATTTACTAGGTCTACAGTTTTCTCTTTCTACTACAGCCCTCTGCCAATCTTTGCCCATGTTCTTTTTAGCAAATCTACTAACTAACCTGTAATTTTTATCACTTAACCAATCAAATTCAAAAATAGGCATTCTATAGTTAAAGCCTATACCATTGTCTTGTTTTACAAGGTATTCCAAAAACGTAAATGGCAAGTAATTTTCTCCTGTCAATACTTCATCAAACACAGAAAAGAAAAGTATTTCTGTACATGTATTTAAGCATTTTTGTCTAATTAACTTTTCATATTCTTTTGTGGGGTTGATCATCATATCAACAGTGGTTATGTCTTTAAATATTAGCTCCCTGCGAGTTTGTAAATTAGGCGGCACATAGGAAAAATCTATTGTACGAAAGCCGTAACTTCTACGTGTTACACCTGACCATCCTACAATTACAAGATCATATTTTTCTTTACGCATCTGACTAGAAAAAATTTTATAAATTTTTGCATTACTGGCGCCTGAAGTTCCGTGATTATCAACATCATGCCCTAACAACATAGGCCAGGGAAGTTCATCATATTTTAATCCATATCCTTCTGTCCAACTACAACCTACTGTTAATATTCTCATTTGTACTCGCAAAATGTAATTTGGGCAGTATATCTAGGTTCTAGTCCTAAATTTGCAGCCATATGTAAGCAATCATGATTCCAAAGCACATAAGTTCCCGCAGTCCAATCTAATATTTTTCCATCTATTTCAAAAATATGTCCCGGTCTTCTATCTTCTAGGAATATTATAGCTCTTTTAATGACACTAGGATCATCTATATTATAAAGTTCTCTATATTTTTTGTAAGTATCAGAGTGATGAGGAAGTATGTTACATGTATTCATTTTATAGAAGCTCAAAGTTATATTTACTCCGTCAAATAGTTTCATGAATTTGCTGGTCCAATCGGGCATTTCTCTACTCATATCGTAAAGTTTACCAGTAAATTCTTTTTGACTGTATCCTTGAAGTTTCCAAGTTTGTATTTGTATACCATCATTAAACGGTATTCTTTGATAGTCAAGTTCTTTGTGTTTAGTCCCCCAAAACGGTTGAATCAAACCAGTAGAATACATAATAACTCCTAGGTAAATAAACTGCGTATATTATTTATCAGGAGTACAAATGCAAATAGGATTTATAGGAGTAGGAAAACTAGGATTACCCTGTGCCGAAGAAGTTGCAATAAGAGGGCATAAAGTTGGGTGCTACGATATAGATACAAAAATCAAAAGTGAAATAGTAACCATGCACAATACTATTGAAGAATGTGTGCAAGATAAAGATATTGTATTTGTTGCAGTACCTACACCTCACGATAAATCATATGATGGCAGAGCACCAACTAGTCATTTACCTCCAAAAGATTTTGATTACACCATTGTTAAGGAAGTGGTTGCAGAAGCAAACAAATTTATGAATAATACACAAATGCTTTGTTTGATAAGCACTGTGTTGCCTGGTACAGTTCGTAGAGATATTATACCATTAGTAACAAATACACGTTTCGTATACAATCCGTATTTAATAGCTATGGGGAGTGTTGCTTGGGATATGGTAAATCCAGAGATGGTATTAATTGGTACTGACGATGGTAGCGAAACAGGCGATGCAAAACAGTTGCGAGACTTTTATGAATCAATTATGGACAATTTCCCCCGTTATGTTATAGGAACATATGATGAGTGCGAGTGTATCAAGGTCTTTTATAACACATTTATAAGTACAAAATTAAGTTTAGTTAATATGATGCAAGATGTAGCCATGAAACAAGGTAACATAAATGTTGATATTGTTACAGATGCTCTTGCTAATTCGACAATGCGTATTATGAGTCCACAGTATATGACTGCTGGTATGGGCGATGGCGGAGCATGTCATCCCCGCGACAATATTGCACTACGTTACATGGCACAAGAACTAGATTTAGGTTATGATATATTTGCTACAATAATGAATGCTAGAGAAATACAAGCAAAAAATATTGCAAAATTTTTAGTCGAAAAAGCAAAAGAATATAACCTTCCTATACTTATTCATGGTGTTGCTTATAAGCCTGATGTCCCATATAAGGACGGCAGTTACAGTTTATTGGTTGCACACTATTGCGAAGAAATGGGTTATTATCCTATTTTAGTTGATCCAATGACGCATCCTTTGAGAGGACCGTTTAAGGCTGTTGTTCTACTTGGTCATTCTAACCAGGTTACATATAACTACACTAAAGAAGTACAAAAACAAACTTTCTATTGTTATCTAGAAAAAGATAGTGTCATTGTAGATCCTTGGCGACTTTACAAGAATGAAGAACAAAAATATATCTATATACCCTATGGAAATACTAGACAAACGGTTTAATTTTTGTTATAATATAATATGTTTGATATAATTTTTATAAGCAATGGCGAAGAAAACGCTGATCAAAACTACAGTAATTTATTAGATAGATTTCCTATTGCAAAAAGAGTAGATAGAGTGGTTGGCATACATAACGCACACAAAAAAGCTGCTACTCTTTCATTGACAAAAATGTTTTGGGTAGTAGATGCAGACGCAGATATAGTTCCTAGTTTTGACTTTACATTTAATAGTGCATACAAAGAATTAGATTTTGATACTGTGTATACATATAGAAGCATAAATCCTGTCAACGATTTAATTTATGGATATGGAGGCATAAAGTTGTTACCCAAGAAAAAAGTGTTAGATATGGACATGAATTCTGTAGATATGACTACTAGTATTTCTAACAAATTTGTTCCTCTACCTGAGATATCTAACACAACAAGGTTTAATATAGACGAATTTAGTGCATGGAAGAGTGGCTTTAGAGAATGTGCAAAATTAGCAAGTAAAGTTATTGAAAAACAAAATGATAAAGAGACTGAACTTAGATTAAATGTATGGTGTAGCGATAAATTTAAAGACAGAAAATTTGGCAAACAAACAATAGATGGTGCAAAGGCAGGTCGTAACTATGCATTTAATAATAGCGATTCTTTGTCAAAAATAAATGATTTCGGATGGTTGTATGAACAATTTTCAAAATATACCTTGGGATAATATTACACGATTTGGTCAGAAAACCCTCCTAAAGAGCCATCTTTTTACAGTTTCGTGGATCCTGGCTAGATTTTGTAATTATAACTGCTCTTATTGCTGGCCATACGCTAGATCTAGTACCCCTGACCATCAAGATTTAGAAATTTACTTAAACACCATAGATAGTATCAAAGCACAGGCAAGGAACAACGGTTTCAAAGATTTTCACTTTAGTTTTAGCGGAGGTGAACCTACTGCCTATAAATACTTTGGAGACATTATAAATCATTACTGTAATGATGATCAACCAGATTATCAAAGCATACATATGACAACTAATCTCTCGCCAGGTAGTAAGTGGTGGAACAAATGGATACAAAACACAGGCAAATTAAACAGGAAAAGTATTACTGCTAGTTTTCATGCAGAGTTTGCAAAAGAACAGGAGTTTGGAGATAAATGTCTTCAATTGATGAACGATGGTGTATTGCTTACAATTAATCAAGTTATGGTTCCTGAAATGTTTGAACAGTATTACAAACGCTGTGAACGATTTGCCTCCCGAGGCATTAATGTCACTCTCAAACCTCAGTCAGACTCAACTGCCTCCTACGTGGTATCAGGATATACTGAAGACCAAATTCAAAGAATGCAAACAGGATTCCCTCAACACGTCAATGGACAACAAAAAGCACAAATAGCACTCTACGATGACCAAGGAGTAGAGTACGAATTAGATCAAGCTGAAAGATTTAATGCTTTTGGGTTTAACAAATTTAAAGGTTGGACTTGTAATGCAGGGTATCAAGGATGCGTCATACGCGGCAATGAAGTAAAGCGCAGCTATAGTTGTCATGATGAACCATTAGGTACGCTGTATGACGGTTTTACGCTGTTTAAGACACCATCTAAATGCATTACACCTAGCTGTGTAAGTTCAGCAGATAGTAAATTACCTAAGGTCAAAAATGTATAAGTTATCGCAAATAACAAATGTTCATTTAGAAGTTACAACAAAGTGTCAAGCACGTTGTCCTATGTGTCCTAGAAGAATACAAGGCGGACCGTTATCGCCATTCATAGATCTAATTGAAATTGATTTAGAAACTTTCAAAAATTGGTTTCCTTTGGATTTTTTACAAAAACTTCCCAGTGTATCTTTTTGCGGTAATTTAGGAGATCCTATAATTGCAAAAGATACACTAGAAATATGTCAATATTTAAGAGAATGTAATAACAACATTTATATCCAATTACACACTAATGGTAGCGCAAGAAGTTTAGATTGGTGGGCATCATTAGCAAAATTAGATGTTGTAGTTGTTTTTGGAATAGACGGTTTAGAAGATACACATAGTAGGTATAGAATAAACACGAGCTTTGCTACTATAATAGAAAATGCAAAACACTTTATTATGCACGGCGGTCGTGCTAGATGGGATATGTTAGTTTTTGATCATAATAAACATCAAGTAGACGAGTGTAGATTATTTTCTGAATTATTAGGATTTGAAAAATTTTTTAGTAAGAATACTTCAAGATTTAAAGACGGCAAATTTAATGTATTAGATGACACTGGAAAAACTATTGATATACTTTATCCTACAGAAAAAAGTATTAGCCACACAAATAGTGTCAAAGAATCAATTATTGAAAGTGTTCCTAGCATAACTTGTAAAGCAAAAGAAATGAATAGCATTTATGTGTCTGCTAACGGAAACGTTGCTCCTTGTTGTTGGTTAGATTTCGAATACATACCTCCTCCGTCTGAATATAGGATAGATTATATGGACAAAATAGGAAGTTTTCCTAATCTAAAGTCTGAATCTTTAGAAGATATTTTTAATTCTAGTTACTTCAGTGATATAGAAGACTTGTTCAATAGTAATCAATGTCTTAAGGAATGTAGCAAACAGTGTGGTAAATTTGATAAACTAGGAGCCCAGTTTGAAAGTTGAAATTGAAGATGTCCTTTTTTGGATGGATGCTGTCCGGAACAGTGACGATCACTATCGGACATTAGAAAGTTTTTGGAAAGGACAAGTAAGGAGCAAAGTTTGGTTAGCACAAGAACTACAGATTGTTGCCCCGGATTATCCACAAAAGATTATAATATACGGTGGTTGGAATGGAGTATTGGCTAGTATATTGTTTAATAGTAAACTTAATATTGATCATATTACTTCAGTTGACATAGACCCTGACTGTAAAGAAGTTGCTTGTACTGTAAACAAGAGACAAGAAATTTTGGGAAAGTTTAGTGCTGTAACAGCCGATATGTGTGATTATATAACAGAAGCGGATATAGTAATTAACACTAGTTGTGAACACATTACACAAAATCAATACGAGACATGGCTTGAAAATCAACCTGCAGACGCAACTTATGTGTTGCAAAGTAATGATTACTATAATTTAGATGAACATATCAATTGTGTATCTGATTTAAACGAATTTACAAAAAAGTCAATGATCAAACCGTATTATAGAGGTATATTGGATACTCCTAAATACAACCGATTTATGCTTATAGGGAAGAAAAAATGAGCAATACTTTTTGTCCATTGCCTTGGATACATCTTGCCACAAGACCTAATGGCGATGTACGTGTCTGTTGTACTGCAAATGCAAGCGGAGCAGGCAAAAAAGATGAAAAGGAAGCAGGCATAGTTAAACAAGATGGCATCCGTATGAATCTTAGAGACCATAGCATAGAAGAAATTTGGAACAGCAGTCATATGCGCAGGACTAGGTTACAAATGTTAAATGGAGAAATCCCCCAAAGTTGTCAGAAGTGTTTTGTAGAGGAAAGTAAAGGTATACGTAGTAAACGTAACTGGGAGTCTGAAGTATGGAAAGAAAGGCTTGATATTGATAGTATAGTAGCCAAGACATCAAAAGACGGTTCACTTCCTGTAGAAATACCTTACTATGATCTACGATTAGGAAATTTATGTAATTTGAAATGTGTAATGTGCAGTCCGCACGATAGTAGCTCTTGGATAAAGGATTGGAAATTGCAGTATCCTAATTACAAAAATAAAGATCTTATTGATGGTGAAAATTGGAATCCTGCATTTGATTACACATGGTATAAGAAAAGTTCATTTATAAATTCTATCAAGGATGATGCAAAAAATATTAAAGAATTATATTTTGCAGGAGGAGAACCATTATTAATTCCTGAACATTCTGCTATTTTAGATTTCATGATAGAAAGTGGTAATGCAAAAAATTGTGTTCTAAGATATAACACCAATGGTACTATAATAGAAGATTCTATGATTAACAAATGGGAAAATTTTAAGTCTGTCAAAGTAAATTTTAGTCTAGATAGTATAAGTGATCGTAACGAATATATTAGATATCCTTCAGTATGGAAAGATGTAGTATCAAATCTTGAAAAACTGGATCAAACATCAGATAATATAGTGGTAAATTTAGCATGTGCAGTACAATTACTAAACATTACTACATTGCCTTTGTTAGCAGAATGGAAACAAGATATGAAATTCAAAAAAATCAACAAGCCACCTTTTGGTGCCGGTACAATAGGATTGCATCTTGTATACTTGCCTAGTCACATGAATGTTAAAGTTTTGCCAAAAAGAATTAAAGATCAAGCTGCAGAAAATATTGCAAACTTTATTACTAAGCAAACTGATAAAGAATTTATACAAAATCCATATGGCAAGCAAAGATGGCAAGGATTAGTTAATTATATGTATAGCGAAGATTGGAGTAGTAAACTTCCTGCTACTATAGAGTTTTTAACAAGTTGCGACAAAACAAGGAATACAAATTTCAGGGATATATTTCCTGAGTTAGGAGAATTATAATGGATAGTGATATGATTGAAAGAGGTTTGCTTTGGAATAGCCTAGCAAATTTAGGAGAAACTGCAAAACTAAAGTATAGTATTGACCTTGGTGAAGTACAAGACCAATTAAGGCAATTTGATGACAACTGGTGTCCGTACAACCAAAAGAAAGATACCCATAACAACAGATGGGGATTACCGGTAACAAGTCATACTGGCGATGTAATGGACAATTATCATCTCAATAGCTTTGGCTATATGCAAAAGTACCACGATGTAGAAATGAAAGAAGAAAATTTTAATACTCCTACAGAGGTTTACAAAAAAATTCCTGGTATTGCAAAACTTGTTGATGTTTTCGCTCCCGATATAGGGCGTGTGCATTTATTAAGAGTAGACCAAGGCGGATTTTTCCCACCGCATAGAGATTTTCATGGCGTTGCACCAGAGTATTTTAGATTGCTATGTGTTTTTGGCAAATGTAAGCCTGAAAATTTTGTTCATATGCTCAACGGAAAACCAATGTATCCTGATCCAGGATTCTTGTATTTTGTGAATTTTCAATTAGATCATAGCGTGTTTAGTTTTTCAGATGGACTTTACGCTCTTATACTAACAGTAAAGTTAAATCAACGAACTACTGATATAATTTTGAAAAATACTATGGCCGAATGAATATACAATACGAAAACAAAGCAAAAGAAGACTGGTTTTTAATAAGTTGGGCATTGAGTAACAAATGTAACTATAGGTGTTCGTACTGTCCTGATTTTTTACATAATGGTAGTAGTGGACATCCAAATTGGGATACAGTAAGTAAATTTATTAATAATTTTAATCCGGTTAGCAAAAAACTTTGCTATAGAATTACTGGCGGCGAACCAACATTCTGGAAAAAATTTATAGATATGGCAAAACTTATTAAAGAAAATGGCCATAGCTTTAGTTTCATAACAAATGGAAGTCAAAGTGTAGACTATTATAAATCAATAGATCAATATACAGATGGCATGATTATAAGTTATCATCCAGAATACGCTGATATTGATCATTTTATAGACATAGCAAATAATATGCAGTGTGAAGTTGCAATAAACTTAATGATACCTCATAATACTGAAAAA